ATAATGTAAAAAACGGTACACCAGACATTGTTAATCTGACCATTTTCTCCGGTGTATCTACCATCAACAAAATAAGTATAACCATCGCTGGCTTGTAGTTCTTCGTTAATTAGTATTGAGCCTTTGAATTCGTAATTCCACCAGATTTGCAGTCGGGTCATGCTGATATTTGTCCGCAATATGGCACCTTTATCAAGACAATTTTGTACAGTCCCTGAGGATGGCGGATCAGGCCAGTTAATTTGTCTGCGACTTGGTCCGTCCTGAACAATGCCGCCAGACTCGTCTTGATGTTTTGTAGCGCCTTTGCGCCAAATCACACCATCACCAGAGCGGAATGAATTGGCATTGTTTCCGTTGTTAACACCAAGGAAACTGCCACTACGGTAAAACTCGTTAAAGCCGGTAACGGTGTTAACCCTCATCCCAGTGTTTACCTCTTTAATCCTGTTCTGGTTGTCCTTTTCTTTTACGTTAAATAGATCTTCTTGCTTCAACACTTCCTCGGTTTTACCTGGTTTCCTGCCGCCTACTCGTTCGTATTGTCTAAGGCCAGAGCTGTTTTGAATCCAGCCTGCGTTGCTCTTGTCAGTGGTAACTGTTAACGCACCATTCCAGTAATAGCTATAAATACCGTTCTGGAGCACAACGCCGAATTGGTAAGTAAGGTTGCGGTTTTCATCAAACATGTCGTATCTCTTTTGAACCTCGCCCCAGCCCTCTGGGATCATTTCTTCTTTTAATTCATCCGTTCTATATTGCAACTCGCGACCGCCGCCGCCAGCAACATTGACAAACTCTTTGGGTATATCCTGCCCTTTGATCTCTCCATTCCACCAAAATGTGTACAGCCCTGTTTTATAGTCTTGTTTGACCATCGCTTTTTCTTCCGCTTGCGTGTTGTAATCTGTTCCTAAAGACTTTTTCGCTGACTTAGTTTGGGGGATAGGATTCCCATCGCTAGTGTTGCCTAGTTTTAAAATTGGCCCTTCATCATCTGGTTTGTCAGAGTTCTGACCTGTAAAACTAAATATCCACTCAGGGTTAGTTACATCCTGCAGACTCAAAGTATCTTGAATGCCGGTATAAAAAATCTGATAACCGTCAGAGTGCTTTGCTGTTTTGCTTTTTGATGCATGAGCACGGCTTAATGCTCTGCCGTCTAGCAGGTGGACCCTAATACCTTGTGAGCGGACATCCTTGTAAAACTCTGAGCCAGCAACAGGCACAATCTCAAATTCATGTTGCCCTTCGTCATGCCTAATGAATAACGTGTTAAAAACGTATTCAGGGCTAACACCGCGAACAGCAAAGACCCGCCCATCATTAATGTCACGCCAGTTTGCTTGATTAGCCTTGCGGGCGTAGATCTTAAAAAATGAATACCGCTTGGTGTATTTGGTGACGGTGCCAAGGTTGATGCTGGAATTGGCCTCCTGGTAACGGTCAATGGTGTCACCATCAGGGTGCGCGTTGAAGTTTGCAGTGTTTTGAACTTGACGCCACACCTCCGACTTAATGCCAATTTCAGTGGCATCGCATGGTCGGCTATTGCTTAGTGACGCCACTGCCAGCTCTTGTACGCAGCCACGGTCCCACGGGCCTGCCGCCTGACGCTCCAGGTCTACATCGGCGTGGTCAAATGACAGGTTTTGACGGTTTAAGGCAGATCTTTTGCACGCAATAGGAGGGTCGCCATCGCTGCCTGGCTCACCTGATGAAATCGTGAACGTGTATTCCAGAGCATCCTCATCCTCTGGCGCAAACTGCTTATTAGGTCGCTTGGTGCAAATAGCGCGACAGCTACCAAGCATGTATTCCTGGCCTTCTTGAATAATTTCATCAATAGTTATCCTCGTTTCGTCTTGCGACTGCAGGACATCAGAACAGCCCCAAGGCTCGAATTTATCTGTTTGAACTCGGTCTGCCGAGAGGTAATAAATTACTTCGTTGCCATTGACCTCAACAAGCCCACCCTCACGGCTGAAATATCGCATTACCTTGTTGCGCTTCGCCTCGGCGTCTTCGGCCTGTTTTTCTAAATCGTTATCCTCAATATCCCCAGACGGGACTAGCACCAATTCATATGGCACCAAATAGCGGAATCCATTTGGTATCGGGTTGAATAAGCCAAAACTTGTCCGTGATGATGGCGTCCTAGTCCCTGAAAAGTGCTTGCGGAATGCAGCATCAGGCGACCAATAAACACTGAACGCATCATTGCCGTCCGAATCGACAGCCATTTGGGTCTCTGCGTATTGATCGCCCTTTTCACCGTCTTTTAAACGGTTGTTTCCACGTTCCCCAAGGTTGCAAAACAGTTGTTGCTTGTACTTTGAGAAGTCGCGCAACATCAAATCACCAACAGCAAAGCCTTTGTACTCAGGCTTTTCACGCAGCTCACCTGCGCCAAGCATCATTACTGCTAACAAGGTTTGCGTCGTTCCAGATGTAATCATCTGGGAAAACAACAACTGCGTATCAATGCGAATGCCGCCAGCCTTGTTTGACTGGTCAGCAAAAATCAGAGGGATGGTCTCCCCAAGGTTTGCTAGCGACTGAACGCTGTCAAAATTGCTGGCTTTGGTATATCGACTGCGACCCTGTGAACCTTCAATGTCTAAGGGCGCTAGCTGTTTCTTTTTGTCTTGGGTTGGCGCTTTTGGCTTTGGAGCCATCAGCGCACTAATTGCCGTTATCGCAATGCCAACAACGATATTGACGATAAGGGCCGTGACAGAGACATTTTGAATGTCTGGAATGCCTGCATACTCTTTTGGTCGTTGCTTTACAAAGTCTTGGGCGTTAGCAACAAAATCCCAATACTCATCAGCCGTTATTCCTAACTGTTCGCACAGATCTACTTCATACGGGAGGAGTACAGCCCGACGACCTGAAGGACGTCTGTGGGACTCCAGATTGCCTCCGACCCGCTGAAGTGAATCCATCCATCCTCAAAATATGAGGCCATGCCAAGTCCTAATGGACCATGACAAAGCGCAACTGTTGATATTGTAGGTGCCTCAATCTTTTGCCCCCAACGTTCAAGTTCTTCCTCAAATACTGCTATATCGCCTTTTCTTAGGCGTCGATACCAATCACGTTTAGGCTCAGGAGTTTTGACCCCATAAAAGTCTAAAACCGCTTTCGCTAACGATAGACAATCAGCCGCACCATGTTTTTCAGGTGTTGCCCCAAGGCGGTACGGGAGCCCAATTAATTCGTAGGGGTGCATCATCCTGCGTTAATACTTGCGGTGACTGGTAAACGCCCCACCAAAGACTTCGTTAGTACGCGGGTTGGTGCATTAGCGCCAACAGCATCGATGCCACTGCTAAGCACAACTTCCAGCGTTTCATAGTCATACGTCATTGTGGCCGCTATCCATTCTTCTGTTGATAGCGTCCGGGTCGCAGGGTTGTAGCCGGATTCAATCACAACAGAATGCACGCGGACATGCTTCCTTTTCATTACCGCTTGCCTTGCTGCATCCTGGCTTAACGCATTAACAGATAGCACTAAAGCAGCTTCTAAATTGTCGCCGGTCCTGTTCTTTGCTGCGCCCTGGTAGATAAAACTTAGGTACTGATACCCCGGCGTTGCGTTGTAAGGGATTGATTGCCCTGGCGCATAGTTTTGGTACCGGTCAGAAACCTCCTCACTGCCGTCATTTCTAATCCGGTAAACCTCAATAAAATTGCAGAGCTTGACGTAAGACATTTACATCCCCAGTTTTTGACGTTGTGAACGAGAGTTTTTAAGCGTGCTCATTGCACGCGCCTGACCTTGCTTGGCACCGGCTGCCACAAGTGCTGGTGCTTCAGATCGTGGGATGTAATCATCACCATTGAAGTTTAAGGTTGGACCGCTGTAAGTAACGTTGGCAGCCATTGGTGCCATTGCCCCAGCGGCTGAAGCATTACCACCGCTGTAGTTGCTTAATGCCGCCCTGGAGTCTTGGTTGCTAGTGATGTTGCCCGTAAGACCTGGGGTAAAGATCTCTGGCCCCTTCTCTCCAACGATGTAAGACTGGCCGCCAGCAACTGGGCCGCCTTCTGCCCTAAACAATCCACCAAAGATTCCGCCAGCACCACCACCGCCAATGGACTGGAACAAGGACGAGATACCAGCTTTGATCATCTGGTTTGCAATGTCCTTAAGGACGCCTTGCAAAATCTTTTTGAGCTGTTCGTCTAAGTCTTCTGCCCCTGTAATTAATCCCTCAACAGCAGTGCCTAAAGCATTAACCAGTCCGTTTTCGAGGGTGTCTGAAATGCCGCCTGCCAGATCTTTCATCTGATCCATTGTCGATAGCTGGTCTTCAAGGGCTTTGTTGCCGCGCACCAAGCTTTCAACGCGTTGGCGTTCAGTTTCTGGCAAGCCTTCCATTGCCTGCCGTATTTGCTGCCTGATGGTCGCTTCTTCCCGACCAAGCGTGATGGCCTCTTGCAAGAACTGCTGTTGATCTAGCAAAGGTTGAGTGGCGCTTTTAATTGCCTTGGCTTCTTTCTCGGCAAGCTTGAGGCGTTCGTTTTGTACTTCCTCACCTTGCGCTAACACCAAAAGCCTCGTTTCTTCATCAGACAACGACTTGGCTGCTAGCTCACCGTACTTTTCAGCAATCTCAAAAATCTTGTTCTTGCTTTCAATCTGCGCCTTCTCAAATTCAGAGTTGGCGTTCAGCAATTCGCCTTCACGCTGCGCAGCGGTAATAAGCTTTTCTGCATTAGCCACCTGCTCAGCAGTTTTCTGAGCAAGCTTTTCAGCATCCTTGGCCGCTTTATCTGCTGCACCGCCACCGCCACCGCCACCGCCACCACCGCCACCAGCAGCACCGCCCGTTGGGATTGTTGGTAACCCCAGTTGTTCGGTCTTAGGTCCCTCTGGGACAGTTATCTCAACTTGGGCTTTGGCTGCCTGAATGTCTTTAACAACATTATTTAACGCGCTGCTAACTGCAGAAACGACACCACCAGCCACGCTTCCCGCTGCGTTCAATGCGCCTTTTAACCACCCCGGAAGGCTGTTCCAAAACCCTTCAATAATTGATTTAGCCGTATTAAATGCACTTGTAAACGCCCCAACAATTGGCTGGATTACGCCTTGAACTCCACTGCTAATGCTTGCCCATAAGCCTGCAAACCAACCCTGGACTTGGTTCACTACCGTCGCGATGTAATCCCCAATAACCTTGCCGACCGCAACAACCGTATTTGAGAAATCATTGACAGCGGCTAAGGCCTCAAACCAAAGCGCAGTCAGGCTTTGAAGTACCGCTTCACCATCCTTAACCCCAGTCCAGGCGCTGGCGACCGCCATCACTGCTTCGATCACCGCACGAATTGGGGATACCAACAACGTGAAGGCAGCACCTAACAATTCCACGGTGGCCGCTGCTGCCAATAAGACGCCGCGAATTACTTGGCCCAGCTCTGTCTGATCCGAGAATATATTTTCCAATGCAACAGTGACACGCTTCCAAGCACCCTCGATCGTGCCTGCTGCTGTAGCTGCTGCCGCTGCTGCGGTTCCGTTTGCGTTCTCTTGATTCCTTACTAGCTCTTCATATCGCTCCAGGTTCTGAATGACTGGCAGCAATGCCGGGCCTGCTTCAGTACCAAGCGCTTTGAACAGCGTGCCGGTGTCCAGCCCTTCAAGTTTTTTCAGCGTGCCAAGTAAGCCATCCGTCTCAATACTTGCCGCATCAATTTCAATGCCAAATTGCTCTAGCTCCTTACTCGCTTGGCCAGAAGCCAACCGAGCTAAAGCTCCTTTCAGACCAGTAAACGCCACTTCAGCGTTGACACCTGCTGCGGTTGATTGCGCAATGACCGCGTTTATCTCAGATAGCGGGACACCAAGACCCGCTGCAGCAGAGGCGACCTTACCGATGTTGTCGGCATATTGACCCACAACAATCTTGCCGTCATTTTGCGTCTGGATGAATTGATCAACAAGCTTCCCAGCATCAGCCGCTGACTTGCCGTAAGCGTTAAGAACAGACGTCGTGGCATTGGCCACCGTATTGATGTCTGAAAAACCACCGGTCGCGCCCAAGCTGGCCGCCTTCAATACGAGAGACGCCTCAGCCGCAGAACTAAAGCCAGCCGATGCAACGTCGTAAGCGGCACCCGTCAATTCTGCAACGCTTGCTGTGCCCTGTAGCTCATTGCTAACGGCCTTCAAATTGGTGACTAACTGCTGTGAATCACCACCAAGGCTTTCAAATTTCGCCTGCGAAAAGTCCTGACCTTTGAGCGTATTAAATGCAGCGGTAAGACCACCAACAGCACTTAACGCCAAGCCGATCGGGCCAAGCGCCGCCTTGACCGATGTGCCTAAAGCCCTGACGCCAGCAACCGCGCCTTTTGCCCCACGGCCAAACTTGACAACGGAGTTCGCCGCCTTAGGCGTTATTTTCTGAACCCTTGTTATTTCCTTTTCGAGCGCCTCCATCCGGCGCTCCATTTTCTGCAGGTCTGAAAGACCTTTTATCTGAATTGGAATATCAACGGGTGCTGAAGCCAAGAAAAAACCGCCGATTAGATGAATTCTAACGGCGGGAAGATCTTGCTTTTTTCATTGTCGCTTCTTGCTTGTCGTTCATCAGGCTGAAGTACGCCATCCAAATCGAAAGCTCGGCATACGTCATATTGCTTTGAAGATGGGTCAGTGTCATGCCCAACTCTTTGGCAACATGCAGTTCAGCTAAAAGCGTGTTGTCTCGGTCAAGTTCCCTCTTCAAAGCTTTTCATATCGAGATCATTGTCATCCTCTTCGTTTTCGTTCATAGCCGCCATCAGCTTTGATGCCGATGACATTGACAGCACACGCAACAGCATTGGCAACGCATCGATCGCATACTGTGGCTGGCCGTTTTCGTCTAATGCGTTCTTGATAAACAACCGCGCTGTAGTTTCCAGCAAGTCTTCAGGGTCTTTAGACGCTGCTTTGGCCGCTTTGTAATTACCGATGGTTGTGGGTTTAGCCCAAAACGTGAAGTCGATTCCTTTAATCGTCACTTCCTTTTTGGTCAGCTTGTTTTCAAGATCTGCAAGCTGCTGGAGTTTTTCCAGCCCGGTTAATGCTTTAGCCATAAATGGTTGTCGCTGCGTAGTCAGAATAGCTCAGGCTTAAGGGAGAGCAGCGACGCATCCCCCTGCCACCCTGTCGCTCATGACGACCCACCCACTGTATCCAATAAAAAACCCCGCACTAGGCGGGGCAATATCTGGGCGGGGGATCCCAGTTACATCAAACCGTAGATTGCCCAATCCAGTGAGTGATAGAAGTCATTTTAAAAGTAACTTCTGATTGGGTCGGATCATCTGGGTTGACAGAGACTGACCAACCCATGAATTGAACGTCACCAGCAACAAACTTGGATGAGACATCATCAGGCTGTGGTGGGGTCGCACCATCAGAAACGGCATCAAGGTAAAGCTTGACTGATGCGCCATCTTGATTATTCAAGTGAACGCTTTCCTGCAAGCGGTTACCAAGCGAGCTTTGACTGTTGGTCAAGTACAACGTCAAAGTGCCGCCAACTTCTGCCGGTCCGGGCTGAGTCTTTTTGATTAGCGCCCACTTGTTGCCGCCAGCAGAATCGCTGACACCACAGGGAAGGGTGCTCACATCAAGTTCAGTTCTGGAGTAATCCAGAGAGAACTCGCCAACCTCACAAATGGTTGCGGCTGGTGAATACATGATGTTGATGTGACCGTTGCCATCGGTACCATCACCGGCAATCGTGACACCAGACAGCGTGATCAAGTTGTCAGCGACTGTGGCGACTTCATAAGCCTGACCAGCGGTCAAACCTGTATCGATCGTGGCAGTGCCTTCAACAGTGAAAACAACAGGGTCACCAACGCGGAAGTCATGGACAAAGCCAACATCAATAGTGCTGCCAGTGTCGTCAAAATCAGCCGCTAAAAGGCAAAACTTTGTCGCGGCAGGGGTGAAATAAACCGCTCCACTTGAGCCCGTAAGGCTCGCGGAACTACATGCGACCGGCATTTAAGCCACCTAGAAAAAGAACAACGGGGGCGTTGTCTTCGGGGGCAAAGACGCTTTTAGTTTAATCGCCTACGCAGAGCGCTAATAGTCGCCGCCATCAATTTCAGTAATGGGGCCGCCACCGCCGCCAGCTTCTAGGGCATCAAGCCGTTCGCTGAAATGAATGTTGGCGTCTTCCTGTGTCGTCATGCCGTTGACGGGAGAGACAAGCTTTACCGCCTTGGTGTCGGCTAAAACGTCGCGCACCCCGTAGGTAATGACCTCGCTTCTAACTAATGTCATGGGGTGGGATTAGTAAGGGCAACTTGCCTTGTATTAAGGCTAAACGTCCCGCCTGGATCGCTTCCGCTGTGTTCAGCGTCTACCGTCGCGCCAAACGGACAGCTAATAGTTACCAGCGCATAAGGTTCTGGACCGTTTAACAACGAAACTGGCCCGTTAACTTGACCGCAGCGCACGCGAACAGACGAAGCCCAGTCATACATCGTGTTCATTACCTTCATCCCTTCAGCGGCATAAAGCTCAAGGGCACCCATCCCGCGCCCGCGTGGTGCATAAATTGAAAGCTGCAGGTTGCCCGTCAAGTTTTCTACGTTGGATTCTGTTCGGCAAATTACTGGTTCCGTTGTGCTGTTGTAATTGACCAGACAGACGACATAAGGCAAGGCGGGTGGTGTTTCTTCGACGTTGTCCCACATAACTTCAAGCGGTGGGTTTAACGCCTGAAATGCGCTGTAAACCTTGGATTCAATGTGGGCGCGAACAGCTTGAAGAGTCATTTGACTTTGCGAAGAAAAAAATCAAAGGCGCGTTCAGCGTCTTTGGCTAACCCGTTTTGGATGCTGGTAAACCAGGCACCACCACCACGGCGGCCGCTGTATGGGTCAAGCGCTGCCCGTTCGGCATAAGGCAAGTTGTTGCTGATCCACCAGTCAGAATCCATCGTGATTTTCATCGATGGCTTTTCGATCTCAATAGGGCCAGGCCCTTCACGTTCTGGCGGGACGCTGCGATCAGGAACACCTTTGCCCACGTACCAACCTGAAGCCAGGCGCCCGGTATCAATTGGTGATGCTGCTGACAGCTTTGATTGCGTGTTGATGACGAACCGCGCAAGTCCTTTGTCCATTGCCGCATCGATTTCACGGACGATTTCAGCGCCTCGAAATTTCTTGGCCATGTCAATCGCTCCTCGCGACAATCTTCGACGCGATTAAGCC